GTACAGCGCCTATGATCCAATGCAGGACGGACTGCGGCAATACGAGCAAAAAGACACCGAAATTCTGGGATGACCACGACTGGATGGAGTGGCACGCCAATCGGCTTTCATCCGCCATCCTTATGCCTAGATCGGCTGTCGAGCGACTCGTAGAGGGGGTTCGAAGTGAACGCCGCGACTCGATTCGCCGGGCCACAATGGTGTTTGCCGTGGCGGAAAGCTTTGATGTGTCCATCGAAGCGGCCATGTATCGACTGAAAGATTTGGGCTTCATACCGAAGAACGACACGACGAACTTCATGGCGGTAGTCGAATTTCTGGATGCCACGCTCTAGTAAATAGAACGCAACAGCGGGTTAACCGCCCGCTGTATTTTTTTAACCAAAATGTAAGCTAGTTAGCTAACATGTATGATATATGGGAGGTGCTGTGATGAAAGAAAAGATGAAGTGTCCAATGTGTGGGAAACGGGCATTCGATATAGAACCTTTGCCGCGGGAAACGGTCGAGGTGGAACTGAAATGCCCCAACTGCCACAAGTTGGTGCGAATACCCTGTGTCAAGGAATCGCGTTTGGACGATGGAAAAGGCAGCGGCGCTTAATCATGCGTCGTAACGCAGAAAGCAGAATATAGAATCATACCGAGCAAAGGAGCCGGACGCGAGCTACCAAATGGCCGGATGACCACGAAACGAGAGTTTTGCAGTCATCCGGCTTTTTCTGTTTCGCGGTCGGTTCTTTCCATATAGTATCTCCGCCTGGCTCCCATGAAAGGAGCCAAGTAAATGAAAATCCAGTACAAGTTCGCAAATGACACCGTTGAGATCGAGGTTTCGGACGAATGGGGCGAAATCCTCATCGATCTTGATCGGCAGGAGTACAACAACGACCACAAAGAGACCCGGCGGCATTACCACTTGGAAGGTTGTGCATATGAAGGTGATAATTTCGCAGTCGAAGACCCGGCGTTAACACGCCTGTTGGAAGACGATGGGATGCTGGCGAAACTCCCATCGGCGATCGCTTCGTTACTGCCGCGGCAGAGGAGGCTCATTAACCAGGTGTTTGTGGAAAGGAAAACGTATGTCGCGATCGCAAGAGAAGACGGCGTTGATGAATCCGCTGTTCGGAAAGCCGTGGGGCGCGCTCTCAAAAAACTTGAAAAACTTCTGATGTAGACCGTCCGATATGGCCGTTTTTATGGCCGTATATCGAAGGGCAACAATACCTCCGCCCTTCGGAAAGGACGGTAGTTATGAAACACAATCTGAAAATCAGTGTTTCCAACAGCCCACAGACCGGCGGCGTTGTGCGATGTCGTAATGTATCGCTCCGCGAGAAGATTCTAACGCTGTTACTTGGCCGGAAAGAACGGATGATGATCCTCATCCCGGGCAACAGCGTAGCGGAATTGTCCATTGTTGAGACGCCGGAGGGAGGTGCGGACAATGAGCCAAACTAAACTGCTCCTCGATGTGGTCGAGGACATTCGTTCCCTAGCCGACAGTCTTCAAACGCTAGCGAACGCGATTGCAGGAGATGACGTTGCGGATGAACCGTCGGCGGCGACTGTCGAACCGATCGCGAAGGCCCCGGTAACGGTAACGCTTGAGCAGGTACGCGCCGTGCTGGCTGAGAAAAGCCACGATGGTCTTACCGAACAGGTTCGCGACCTGCTTCAGAAGTACGGAGCGCAAAAGCTGAGCGCGATCGCTTCCGACCGATACCCCGACCTGTTGCGAGACGCGAAGGAACTGAACGATGCCGGAAAGTAAACACGCGCTCCTCTCCGCTTCCTCGTCGCACCGCTGGCTCAACTGCAATCCTTCGGCGCGGCTTGAGCTCGAATTTGCGGATAGCAAATCAGAAGCCACTTCGGAAGGCACCGCCGCACACGCGCTTTGTGAGCATAAGCTTCGCAAAACGTTGAAGATGCGGTCAAAGAAACCAGTATCCCGGTTCGACTGCGACGAGATGGATGCCTGTACTGACGGTTATGTGGAGTATGTGATGGAAGCCATCGAAGAAGCGAAACGCGACTGCGGCGATCCGCTCGTGCTGATCGAGCAGAAACTGGACTTCTCCTGTTATGTGCCGGACGGTTTCGGCACGGGTGACTGCCTGATCGTTGCGGACAAACGGCTGCATGTCATTGATTTCAAGTATGGACAAGGCGTTCTGGTGGACGCGGCGGAGAATCCGCAGATGATGCTTTACGCACTGGGGGCGCTCCGGCTCTTCGATTCCCTCTACGATATCGAGTCGGTGAGCATGACGATCTATCAGCCTCGGCGCGAAAACGTCAGCACATGGACAATTCCCATATCCGATTTGCGGGAGTGGACAGAAAACACGCTGGTGCCTAAGGCGGCGTTGGCGTTCAAGGGCGAAGGCGAATACATTCCCGGCAGTTGGTGTACATTCTGCCGCGCCGCGGTCAAGTGCCGTGCAAGGGCGGAAGCGAAGATGAAGTTGGCGCAGTATGAGTTCGCCCTCCCGCCTCTGCTCACGGATGCGGAGATCGAGGACATTCTTACCCGTCTCGATGACCTGACTAAATGGGCGAATGAAATCAGCGCCTACGCGCTGGATGCCGCGGTCAACCATGGCAAAGAGTGGAGTGGCTTCAAACTCGTCGAGAGCCGATCGAACCGAAAATACGCAGATGAAACGGCCGTCATCGAGGCGGCGAGATCGGTCGGGTATCACGATGTGTTCAAAAAGAGCCTGATCCCGATCACCGAGATGGAACGACTTATGGGCAAGGAGACCTTTAACGAGCTCGTCGGCGGCCTGATCGTCAAGCCACAGGGCAAGCCGATGCTAGTTCCCGTATCTGACAAGCGGCCAACGATCAATTTCACGAATGCAAAACTAGACTTTAACGATTTTACGGAGGAATAAACATATGGCTAACCAGAATACCGAGACCAAAGTTGTTACCGGCGTTGTCCGTCTCTCATATGCGAACGTATGGGAACCCGCTTCGATCAACGGCGGTACGCCCAAGTACAGCGTTTCCCTCATCATCCCCAAAGACGATGAGAAGACACTCGCCGCGATCAATGCGGCGATCGACGCTGCGATCAAGGACGGCGTTTCCAAGTTCGGCGGAAAGATCCCGAACCGTGCAGCGCTGAAACTTCCTATTCGCGACGGCGATACCGAACGCGACGACGAAGCCTACAAGGGCAGTTATTTCGTCAACGCCAACAGCACCACCGTGCCGCAGATCGTTGACCGCGCTGTTCAGCCCATCCTCGACCGCGGAGAGGTTTATTCCGGCTGCTACGCGAGGGTGTCGATCAACTTCTATGCGTTCAATACGAACGGGAATCGCGGTGTCGCCTGCGGTCTTGGCAACATTCAGAAGGTCAAAGACGGCGACCCGCTTAGTGGCAAGTCCTCGGCGACGGTTGATTTCGCTACCGAACTTGACGATGACTTCCTGTCCTAAAGGAAGGATCGATCATGACACAAATGCAGGAAATCATGCTCGCCGTGTGCTTCGGCTCGGTAATCGGCGCTTTCATCGGCAATTTGATCTCCATCATCGTCTATGCGGTGAGTGGATGTGGAGAAAAGAAACACAGGCTTAAAGCCGCGAAAGAAGCCGCCGAAAAAGCGGACTAAAAATGCGGGGCGGCGGTGACCGACTCGCTGCCGCCCCTCTCCGCTGAAAGGAGCCGATATGTGGAACTTAAGTATAGACATTGAAACCTACAGCGGCGCAAATCTCAGCAAGTGCGGTGTGTACCGATATAGCGAGGAGAGTGATTTCACCGTCCTTCTGTTCGGATACAGCGTTGACGGCTCCGATGTTCAGGTGGTCGACCTTGCTTGCGGCGAGAAACTGCCGGACGAGATTCGAGCCGCGCTGACCGATGACAGCGTGACCAAATGGGCGTTCAACGCGCAGTTTGAACGTGTCTGCTTGTCGCGGTTTCTCGGCATGCCGACAGGACGCTATCTCGACCCCTGCGGATGGCGGTGCACAATGGTGTGGGCGGCGACGCTTGGACTTCCGCTTTCGCTGGAGGGCGTGAGCGCTGTTCTGGGGCTGGAAAAACAGAAGCTGAAAGAGGGCAAAGACCTCGTTCGGTTCTTCAGTATTCCCGGACAGGCAAAGGACGGCACGCCCTTCCGCCGGATGCCACAGGATGCGACGGAGAAGTGGTCGCGGTACAAAGCGTACAACCTTCGCGATGTGGAAACCGAGATGGCGATACAAGCGAAGCTTTCAAAATTCCCGGTATCCGACGCTGAATGGCGCAACTACCATCTCGATCAGCGGATCAACGACCGGGGCGTTATGCTCGATAGAACGCTGGTTTCGCGGGCGATCCGCTGTGATGAACAGTTCAAGCTGTCGCATCTTGAGCAGGCGCGGTCCGTGACCGGACTTGAAAATCCCAACTCCCCGGCGCAGTTAAAAGCGTGGCTTGCTGAAAACGGTGTGGAAGCGGAATCAGTCTCAAAGGAAGCCGTGGTTCGGATGCTGGAACAAGCGGACGGCGAAGTAGAACTGGCGCTTTCACTCCGACAGGAACTCGCGAAGAGCAGCGTCAAAAAGTACGCGGCGATGGAAGCCGTTATTGGCTCGGATGACCGCGCTCGCGGATTGATCCAGTTCTACGGGGCGAACAGGACCGGCAGATATGCCGGACGGCTTGTCCAGGTGCAAAACCTGCCGCAGAACCATTTGCCTGATCTGAGTCAGGCTCGTTCGCTCATTTGCGACGGTCGCTATGAAGCAGCCGATCTGCTGTACGATTCCGTACCGCTGGTCCTATCCGAGCTGATTCGAACCGCCTTTATCCCGCGACCGGGCTGTCGATTCTACGTTGCCGATTTCGCGGCTATCGAAGCGCGGGTTATAGCTTGGATCGCCGGAGAACAATGGCGGCAGCGGGTATTTGAAAACGGCGGCGATATCTACTGCGCGTCGGCGTCGCAGATGTTCCATGTGCCGGTAGAAAAGAACGGCGTTAACGGACATTTGCGGCAGAAAGGTAAGATCGCGGAACTCGCCCTGGGTTACGGCGGCTCGGTCGGCGCTCTCAAAGCGATGGGCGCTCTGAACATGGGCGTACCGGAAGAGGAGCTAAAGCCTCTGGTCGATGTATGGCGGCATTCCAACCCCGCTATCGTCAGGTTGTGGTGGGATGTTGACAAGGCGGCGACCGCATGTGTCCGTGAACGAACAGAAGCTGAAACGCACGGCGTCCGTTTCGCCTATCAAAGCGGGATCCTGTTCGTAACACTCCCATCCGGCAGACGGCTCGCGTATGTCAAGCCGCGTATGGGCATCAACCGCTATGGCGCTGAGTCTGTCACCTACGAGGGCGTGGGTGAACAGAAAAAGTGGCTTCGTCTGGAAAGCTACGGCCCGAAATTCGTAGAGAACATCATACAGGCTACGGCGAGGGACATCCTTGCGGAAGCTATGCAGCGGATCGACGAAGCTGGATACCGAATCGTGATGCACATACATGATGAGGTCGTTATTGAAGCGCCGGAACCCACTTCGCTGGCGGAAATCTGCGAGATTATGGGACACACTCCAGCCTGGGCTGACGGTCTGCTCCTTCGAGCGGACGGATATGTGTGCGACTTCTACAAGAAAGACTGAGGTGAAACCTATGGGAGTTAATAAATTCAACGCGGAGGGCTATTTCGACCCTACGGCGTATGAAGCTCTTACCACGATAGAGAAGGAAGCGAAACAGAATATCGCGTTCCGACCTGTGGTGTATATATGCTCGCCGTTGTCCGGCGACATGCCGGGCAACCAGGAAAAAGCGCGGCGGTACTGTCGGTTCGCGGTCGACAGCGGTTATTTACCGCTGGCACCGCATCTATTCTTTCCGCAGTTCATGCGGGATGACTCGCAGGCGGAACGCAACCTAGCGCTGTTCATGGACATCGTTCTGCTATCAAAATGCGCCGAGTTGTGGGTGTTCGGAAGCACGATCTCAAAAGGCATGAGTATTGAAATCGAAAAGGCAAAGCGTAAGGGGCAGCCCATCCGCTACTTCACCGAAGATTGTAAGGAGGTTTCAAAATGAAAATCGCAGTCGGCAACAGCCGAATGGATCGGAAATGGATAAACCGGGAGATCAGCTGGGAGAAGTTTTGCGAGAAGGTCGGCGTCGCCATCCGCACAACCGAAACAGTGGAAGAATACCGCAGGCTGAAAAAGGGAGCGCAGGACTCCATCAAGGATGTCGGCGGGTTCGTGGCGGGTCACGTTCGGGACGGCAGACGCAAAAACGGTCATGTTTTATGCCGTTCCATGCTGACGCTGGATATGGATTACGGCAAGCCCGGTATCTGGGAAGAGATCAGCATGCTCCACGACTTCCAATGCTGCGTGTATTCGACACATAAGCATACGCCGGAGCAGCCGCGGCTTCGCATGATCCTGCCCCTTGCCCGTGAGATCACCGAAGAGGAGTATCCCGCTGTCGCTCGTATGGTGGCGAAGGAAATCGGCATCGACCTTTTCGATGATACGACTTACGAGGCTTGTCGTCTGATGTACTGGCCTTCCACCTCGATCAACGGCGAGTTCTTTCATGAAATCAAAGACGGCACGCCCATCGACCCCGACGCTTATCTCGCGAAATATGACGACTGGCACGATGCTTCCACCTGGCCAGTATCCTCGCGGCAGTCGGAAGCTGTGCGCCGCTCCCTATCGCAGCAAGCGGATCCAATTACGAAGCCGGGCGTTGTCGGAGCGTTCTGCCGTGCCTATACCATCGAGGAAGCTATTGAAGCGTTCCTCTCAGACGTCTATGAACCCAGCGCCATGAACGGGAGATTCGATTATATTCCCGCCGACAGCAGCGCGGGCGTGGTCGTCTATGACGGGAAGTTCGCGTACAGCCATCATGCCACCGACCCCGTATGCGGAAGGCTGTTGAACGCTTTTGACCTCGTACGGCTCCATCGTTTTCGTGAACTCGACGATAAATGCCCGCTAGATACGCCCATCGGCAAGCTGTCGTCGTTCTCCGCTATGAGCGAGTTCGCATTAAAGGATGAGCGCGTCAAGAGCGTATTTGCAGAGGAGCGTAAGTCGCAGGCAGAACAGGAGTTCGCGGACGAGGATTGGGAAAACGCACTCGAACTTGAAAAGAACGGACGCGTCAAGGATACGCTCGATAACATCGTGCTGATCCTTGACAAAGACCCCAAGCTGGCGGTCATTGGGTACAACGAACTGAAAAGCACTATCGACTTCCTCGCTCGCCCCGCATGGCAGCCAATCAAATATCCGACATGGACGGATAACGACACTTCACAGTTACGAGTGTATCTGAGCGAAACCTATGGTATTTACTCGCCCAACAAGACGACCGACGCACTCAACAAGGTAGCGGCAAAGCGCAAGCATCATCCCATCCGCGACTATTTAAACGGCCTACCCGCATGGGACGGCAACCCTCGGCTTGACTCTCTGCTCATTGACTATCTCGGTGCGGAGGATACGCCCTATGTTCGCGCGGTCACCAGAAAAACTCTGGTCGCGGCGGTCGCACGGGTGTTCGTACCCGGTATAAAGTTCGACTCCGTACTTGTCATGGACGGCCCACAGGAAAAAGGCAAAAGCACCCTGTTCAATCGGCTCGCCGGCGACGCCTGGTTCAACGACGGTCTTACGCTGACCGACATGCAGGACAAAACCGGCGCGGAAAAGCTGCAGGGCTACTGGATCATGGAGATCGGAGAACTGACGGGCATGCGAAAATCGGACATCGACAGCGTGAAGTCCTTCATCTCCCGCCGTGACGATAAATACCGTGCCAGTTATGGCCGTGTCGTCGAGAGTCACCCGCGGCAATCCATCATCGTTGCCACTGTCAACGGCACCGGCGGCTTCCTTCGTGACCCCACAGGGAACCGCCGATTCTGGCCCGTGAATACACCGGGCGGCAAAGCGCGCCATGCGTGGGATTTGACTGAAACTGACGTCGCGCAAATTTGGGCGGAAGCAATGGTGCGCTGGCAAGAGGGCGAACGGCTGTTCCTTGAGGGCGATGTGAAGAGTGTTGCCAACGCAATGCAGAACGCGGCATTGGAATCTGACGAACGCGAGGGTATGGTGCGTGAGTACCTTGAGATACCGTTGCCCGAAGGCTGGGACGATTACGACCTATACGCAAGGCGCTCGTTCCTGACGGGCGGCGAGTTCGGCAAAACGGAAAAGGGCGTCAAGCGTCGCAGATATGTCAGCACCATGGAAATATGGGCGGAGTGTTTCGGTAAAGACCCGTCCTCGATTCGCAAAATAGACAGCTACGAACTCGGTGTAGTGCTTCGAAAGCTGGGCTGGGTATCCTGCGAAACGCGCAAGCGTATTCCGTTGTATGGTCAACAGCGTATGTGGGAGTGTGACAAGCAAAAATGAAAGCACAAACACGAATAAACAGAAATCCAGTAACCGTGGGGATTTCTACGGTTTCTGATGACACGTGTGACTATGACTACTATATAAAACTCATGAACTGCAAAGGGTTAAGTAGTCAAGCTGTACACCCGCGTAAGGATATTAATAGAAATCCTGTCCGCGTTGTCACCTTGTCTCAATCATGGAGGTCTGCATGAGAGAAAAAACGATTGAAGCAACACTGGTGCGGACCGTCAAATCGATGGGCGGTCTCACGCCCAAGTTTGTCAGCCCCGGTTTCGATGGGATGCCTGACCGCATCGTCCTTCTGCCGCACGGCAAAATGGCGTTTGTTGAGGTCAAAGCACATGGGAAGAAACCGCGACCTCTGCAGGTAAGGCGAAAGAGCCAGTTGGAATCACTCGGCTTTTTGGTGTACTGCCTGGACGACGCGACGCAGCTCGGAGGAATGCTCGATGAAATACAGTCCATTTGAATATCAGTCCTATGCCACCAACTTCATTCTGACACATCCCACGGCGGCGGTGTTCCTCGATATGGGCCTTGGCAAGAGCGTTATTTCTCTTACGGCAATCTTCGACCTTTGTCTGGATAGCTTCCTTGTCAGGAAGGTACTGGTGATCGCGCCGTTGCGCGTGGCTCGCGACACATGGCCCGAAGAGATACAGAAATGGGATCACCTTCGTGGACTGACCTACTCCGTCGCGCTCGGTTCGGAAGCGGAACGCAAAGCAGCGCTTACAAGGCGCGCAAGCGTGTTCATCATCAACCGCGAGAATGTGCAATGGCTCATTGAGGAAAGCGGACTGCCCTTCGATTTCGACATGGTGGTTGTCGACGAACTGTCATCGTTCAAGTCATATCAGGCAAAGCGGTTCAGAAGTCTCCTGAAAGTGCGTCCGAAAGTTAAACGCATCGTAGGTCTGACGGGAACGCCAAGCGGAAACGGACTGATGGACTTATGGGCAGAGTTCCGCATCCTCGATATGGGCATACGGCTCGGTCGGTTCATCACCCGCTTCCGCACGACGTACTTCACACCCGATAAACGCAACGGGCAGGTCGTATTCAGCTATAAGCCGCTGCCCGGTGCGGAAGAGGACATCTATCGAAAGATATCGGATATCACTATCTCAATGAGAGCAGCCGACCACTTGAAAATGCCGGAGTGCGTGATAAACGAAGTGAAAGTCAAGTTGTCGGATGAAGAGCGTCAGGTCTACGACCGCTTCAAACGGGAATTGGTGATTTCACTCAAGGGTGAGGAGATCGACGCTGGTAACGCCGCCGTACTGGCGGGTAAGCTCTCGCAAATGGCAAACGGCGCGGTATACGGTGAAAACAAACGGGTATTGCCGGTTCACGAGCGTAAACTGGACGCTTTGGAAGATCTGATCGAAGCGGCGATCGGAAAGCCCGTGCTGGTCGCCTACTGGTTCAAACACGACCTTGCGCGAATACAAGAGCGGCTGCACATACTCCACATCCCGTTCACCACGTTGGATAACGCCGAAAGCATTGTGCGCTGGAATCGGGCCGAGCTGCCCGTGGCGCTTATCCATCCAGCGTCAGCGGGACACGGCTTGAACTTACAGGCCGGTGGTTCGACCCTCATATGGTTCGGTCTGACATGGAGTCTGGAACTGTACCAGCAGACGAACGCCCGGTTGTGGCGTCAAGGTCAGAAAGCCGATTCAGTGGTGATATGCCACATTATCGCAAGCGGCACGATCGACGAGCGCATCATGACCGCACTTCGGAAAAAGGATAAAACGCAGACCGCCCTTATCGACGCGGTTAAAGCAGATTTGGAGGAAGCACTTTGATGGATCAATTTGAGGGACTGGCAAACGCCATTGTCATACAAGCTTCGGTCGATTACAGGCTGGCGCTTAAGCAGCTTCGGCAGAATCCGGACTTCCAGCCAGCAATTAGCAGGAAGCATGAAGTCGAACGGTTTTTTCGTTCAGAATGGTTCTCCATTCTAACGCGCGTCGATGGACCCGAACTGCTGGCACGGCTCAAAACGGAGGTGGAAATATGACGGCAAGAGACTACTTATCTCAGGCATATCGGCTTGACCAGCGCATTAACAGTAAGCTAGAACAGGTTGAATCCCTGAACGGGCTGGCAACGAAAGTCAACAGCACGCTCACCGGAATGCCCAAGAATCCCAACAGCGCCACTTCCACTATGGCTGATACCGTAACAAAGATCATCGCCTTGCAGGCGGAGATCAATAACGACATCGAGCGACTGGTGGATTTGAAGCGGGAACTGGTCGCTGTTATAAAGGCGGTATCGAACACGGAACGCCAAACGCTGCTGGAACTCCGATACCTCTGCTTCAAAACGTGGGAACAGATTGCGGTGGAGATGAACTACACCGTTCGCAACGTGCACCTGCTCCATAAGGAAGCGTTGATAGCCGTAGTCGTTCCTTCAAGTCTTCACTAAATTTCACTACTTTTCACTATCGGTCATGTGATAGTGTTATGGTAGCGAAACAGAATACGACAGCCACCCAGGAGAAATCCTCGGTGGCTTTTTGTTTGCCCAAGGGAGGCGACTATATGCCAAAGCGACCCAAGCGTCCCTGCTCCCATCCTGGCTGTCCGAAACTTACGGATGGGCGGTTCTGTGCGGAGCACGAAAAGCTGGAAACCGTCCGATATGAGAAGTACGGACGCGACCCGGCTGCCCGCCGCAGATATGGCCGCGCATGGAAAAAACTCCGAGCTCATTTTATTTTACTGCATCCTTTGTGCGAACAGTGCAAGAGCGAAGGCAGACTAACTCCTGCTGAGGAAGTCCATCACATCCTGCCGCTGGCAAACGGTGGTACGAACGACGACTGCAACCTCAAGGCGCTTTGTAAGAGTTGCCATTCAAAGATTACGATGAGCAGCACCAACACAAGACAGAATTCACACACGGAATGACCCGGTGGGGGGCATTTTACCTCTGTGACCTTTTCAACTGGACAACGCGGTCGGGTCACCTACAAACTTTCGCGAAAGTTTTTGAGGGAATAGGCAATAAGTTTTCTTGGGAGGAAACGCACATGGGAAGACGAGGTCCGGCGGCCGGACAGGGCGGTAGACCGCCTAAACCGCTGGCGGAAAAAGTGCTGGAAGGTAACCTCGGCAAGCGAAAGCTTACCGTTGTTGAATTCCCCGGTGCGAGCGATTTCCACGGTGTGAATATGCCTCCACCGCGTGAGATGTTGTCTGCCGTACAGAAGGACGGTAAGCCGCTCATTGCGTCGGAGATCTACGAACGGACCTGGAGCTGGCTGAACGAACGCGGTTGCGCGAGCATCGTCTCCCCACAGGTGCTGGAACGATACGCAATGAGCGCCGCGCGCTGGATTCAGTGTGAAGCGGCAATTACGGAATACGGGTTCCTCGCTAAGCATCCGACGACGGGCAACGCGATCCAGTCTCCGTATGTGGCTATGAGCCAGAACTACATGGCGCAGACAAACCGGCTCTGGTATGAAATCTTCCAGATCGTCAAGGAAAACTGCGCCGCTGACTATACGGGCGCGAATCCCCAGGACGATGTTATGGAGCGCCTGCTGACCGCTCGAAGGGGGAAATGAGTTTGGACGAAGTACAGTCATTTATCCATTCGCTGCGATACCATCGCTTGACTAGTCAGCAGCGCAAGACGCTGCGCGGACAGGCGCTGGTTGGCAATCTTACGGCAGCACAGGTCGGCCTGCGAAAAATCGTATCGAGAGGAGTTCCGCATGGTCATTCAAACGCTCCCGGTCGGTAAGCTCGTTCCGGCAGATTACAATCCTCGCAAAGACCTGAAGCCCGGCGACCCGGAATATGAGAAGCTGAAACGTTCGCTTTCGGAGTTCGGTTATGTGGAGCCGGTGATCTGGAACAAGACCACCGGACACGTCGTCGGCGGACACCAGCGCTTGAAGGTGCTGATCGATACCGGCATGACCGAGGTCGAATGCGTCGTTGTAGAAATGAGCGAAGAAAAAGAAAAAGCGCTCAATGTCGCGCTGAACAAGATCAGCGGTGAATGGGACAAGGATAAGCTCTCTTTGCTGATCGCGGACCTGCAAGGCGCGGACTTCGATGTATCTCTGACCGGTTTTGACGCTCCTGAGTTGGATGCGCTGTTCAAAGATGCACAGCGCTCCGATGTTTATGATGATGATTTCGATGTGGATGCCGCGCTCAAGGAGCCGACGATCACCAAGTTGGGTGACCTTTGGCTGCTCGGCAAACACCGACTCGTCTGCGGCGACAGCACAAAGCGTGATGTCTTCGATCTGCTCATGGACGGTAAGCAGGCCAACCTCGTGGTCACGGACCCACCATACAACGTCAACTATGAAGGCAGCGCGGGTAAGATCAAAAACGACAATATGGCCGATGCTGCGTTCTATGATTTCCTATTCGCTTCGTTTCAGAATATGGAAGCCTGCATGGCGAACGACGCATCGATTTATGTGTTCCACGCGGATACGGAGGGCTTGAACTTTCGCAGAGCGTTTTCAGACGCCGGGTTCTATCTTTCCGGTACCTGTATCTGGAAGAAACAATCTCTGGTACTAGGCCGGAGCCCTTACCAATGGCGGCACGAGCCAGTCTTGTTTGGCTGGAAGAAAAAGGGCAAACACGAGTGGTACGCCGACCGTAAACAGACGACCATATGGGAGTTCGACAAACCCAAACAGAACGCCGATCATCCAACCATGAAACCCGTGGAATTGTTGGCGTATCCGATTCTGAATTCCAGCATGGCGAATTGTGTAGTGCTGGATCCGTTCGGCGGCAGCGGCAGTACCCTCATCGCTTGCGAACAGACCGATCGAGTCTGCCGCATGATCGAGTTAGATGAGAAGTACTGCGATGTGATCGTGAAGCGGTATATCGAGCAGATTGGTTCATCGAAGGACGTCACTTTGATCCGTGACGGTGTGGAAACGGTATGTGCGGAGGTCGCGCATGCGTGAACAGACGCTTGGCAGCCTGTTTGACGGCAGCGGCGGATTTCCACTCGGAGGTCTGCTCTGTGGTATTCGCCCCTTATGGGCGGCGGAGATTGAGCCGTTCCCGATCCGCGTCACGACGAAGCGTATGCCGTTTATCCGGCATCTGGGCGATGTGTCGCGCATCGACGGCGCGATGATCGAACCCGTCGATATTATTACGTTCGGCTCGCCCTGCACTGATCTATCAGTTGCGGGAAAGCGCGCGGGATTGTCGGGTTCGCAATCCGGTCTATTTCACGAAGCGATCCGCATCGTGAGGCAAATGAGGGAAGCAACGAATGGTGAATATCCAAAGTATATCGTCTGGGAAAACGTCCCCGGCGCGTTCAGCAGCAACGGAGGACAGGACTTCAAAGCGGTGCTCGACGCGATCGTCGGGATCGTCGCGCCGGGAGCCGAGGTGCCTGCGCCTACGGATGGCAAGTGGTCCTACGCCGATGTATATCTGGGAACTGGATGGAGCGTGGCATACCGCGTTGTCGACGCGCAATACTTCGGAGTCGCCCAACGGCGCCGTCGCATCTACCTTGTCGCAAGTTTTGTCGACGAACGCGCCGGAGAAATACTATTTGAGCGCGAAGGCGTGTGCAGGGATTTTACGCCGCGCGCAAGCGAGAGGCAAACACCTGCCGGAGATACTCAAAGAAGCGTTGTCGCGTCAGTTGGATTCGAACCCGGAGCGTTGAGACGGATGGGTGGGCACGCATGGCCGGAAAGCACAGGATGCCTTCGCGCGGATATGGGCGACAACCAAACGGCGGTCGCGATAGAGAACCACCCGATCGATGGAAGATGCAAGCTGGAGAAAGACGGTCTGGTTCAAACCCTCGCCGCACGTATGGGAACTGGTGGGATGAACGTGCCGCTCGTCATGAATCGCGCGTTCGGCGTTTGCTCCGATGGCAGCAACGCTATGCGATCCGACAACCCGGAGAGCGGGTTTTACGAAGCATCTACAGCACGTACGCTCGATGCGAGCGGCGGAAGGCCGGATTGTAATCAGGGTGGTATCGCGGTCGTCGCGTTTACGCAGAACCAACGCGACGAGGTGCGCGATCTTGGTGATGTTGCCGGAGCGTTATCCGCGCGGGCGGGCATGAAGCAACAGACCTACGCGCTGCAGGGCAGCATGATTGGGCGTAGCGACCGCAACGGTCCGCAAGGCGACGGCGTGAATGAGGATGTGTGTTTCACACTCAATACTGCCGATCACCACGCCGTGTGTTATCCCGATCGAGTCGGCTGTCTCTGCGCGAGCGATTATAAATTTCCGCAGAATCAGCAGGTTGAAGACAGTAAGTACGTGGTGGAGCCGTACCAGCGCGTTTGCGGTACGATCTCGCCCGGCGCGCATCCCGGCGGGTTCAACGGGCAGGATGCGTCCAACGATTTGCTTATTCCTGTAAAATGCGTGGAAGAACCGAAATACACAGTACGGAGATTAACGCCCGAAGAATGCGCGCGATTGCAAGGATTCCCCGATTGGTGGTGCGCGGATCTAGGTATGGAACATCCTTCTGAACATGAGATCGAATGGTGGCAGAAAGTTTTTGAAACGCACCGGCGAATCACAGCTTCGGCGATGAAACCGAGGACAAAGAAGCAAATCGTGAAGTGGCTGAACGATCCATACACCGATGCCGCGGAGTATAAGCTTTGGGGCAACGGAGTCGCGCTGCCGTGCGTTGTGTTTGTTTTGTCAGGAATTCTGACGGAATCCGCTGTATATCTGGACGAATTTGCTTGATATTCACACCCTTTTGATCAATGTATGTGACTACCAAATCGGAAGGAAGGTATTCATAATGCAGATCAAGTACAACGTTACAGGGGACAGACGAAAGGCGATGGTCGCGGTCATGCGCGATGTGCTGCAGGACACGACGCGATACCTCGGCGCACCGAGCTTCGCGTTTCAAGTGGGAGCTTACACGGTCGACAAGAATGGAACGGTAACCTGCCTAGATGGCACAGACGAGGCGCAGATCGACATGCTGATCCGCGAACTGGCACACGACGGTTATATCGGTGAACGGGTCGGCGAAGTGGCAAAGCCCGCTGAACCCAAAACGGTCGAGCCGGATCAACTAAAAAAAGAAATGCCTCGCATCGTCGATCCCGACCGCCTCGCAGTCGAGCTGCCGAAGGATGGCATGACGCCGGCAGCTATTGAGAACCTGCGGCGGCTGGTCGCGAGTAAAACGACACTGCTCAAAAAAGCACTCGATACGGACAGTCTCCTTATCATAGAACATTCAGACAAAATCGAGTTTGGGTGGTTCCGACCAACCGACGATCAGGCTGAGATCGCCGCCTACTACCAACTGGTGCAGGGCCTTTGCGAACTGGCGCGCACACAAAAGCGCGTCAGCGCGACGGAGCAGGATGTTGAAAATGAAAAATACGCATTCCGCTGTTTCCTGCTCCGGCTCGGATTCATTGGACGGGCATACAAGGATTCGCGCCGAGCACTTCTAAAAAACCTTGTCGGCAACGCGGCGTTCCGCGATTCACAGGAAACAGGTGACGAAGAATGATCGGGATTCATCCGGAGATGCTGAAACACCTCAGAGAATATTACAAGCCTGGTACGAGGGTGAGGCTGGTTCACATGAACGACCCATACACACACATTTCAACAGGCACCATAGGGATCGTTACGGGGGTCGATGACCTCGGCACGATTCACTTGGCTTGGAGCAACGGAAGCACTCTCGGCGTGGTTTTTGGAGAGGACGAATGTGTGAAGATCGAGGAGGGCGAGCTTGAATAGCAAACTTTTTGTAGCGTACGGCGAAGGTGTGAATCGCGTGGAAATGGCGAAGCATTGCCCGACAGCGAAGTTGATCGGTACGATGGGGTTGAAGAACTATAGAATCGCGTTCCGTGGCAGCAAGGCCGGCGCATTGGCGACGATCGAAAAAACAAAGGGCGGTGGCGTTCCCGCGCTACTGTGGGAGATTTCAACGCAGGATGAAGCAGCGCTCGATCGCTGGATCGGTGTGCCGGAACTGTATCGGAAAACGGCGATCAAAGTGCGTAGTGGCGGTGCTCTGGTAGACGCGCTGATCTACATTCTGAACAGCGGCAAGCCTCTGAACAAGCCGAGCGCTTTCTACTACAGCACTCTTCTGGAAGGGTACAGAGCGGCAGGGTTCAACGCGGATATCCTGAAAACGGCGGTACAGGAAGGCGATCCGGACGCATCCGGCGCATAAATCGCCGCAACGCCGCGTCGCGCAACGTCGCCGTCACTGAGCGGTTCAAAATGCGAATGGGGCGGTTCACCCAACGGCGCACGATAACCAAACCAAGCCGGACACGGAGGCTCACGCGGGCCTCCGTTTTGATTGTATGAGGAGGAGGCGGTGATGCTACGGAAGCTGAAGAAGTATACGCCGACTCCCTTCAAAACAAAGGACTCGGTGTACGACAAAAAGGCTGCCGATCATGCTGTGGCTTTTATCGAGTGTCTTTCTCACACCAAGGGTACTTGGGCCGGCAAACCGTTTCTGTTGATTGACTGGCAGGAACAGATCATCCGCGATGTGTTTGGCACACTGAAACCCAGCGGGTATCGCCAATTCAATACGGCATATATCGAAATACCAAAGAAGAACGGAAAAAGCGAACTCGCTGCAGCAATCGCGCTGCTCTTAACCTGCGGTGACAATGAAGAGCGCGCCGAGGTGTATGGGTGTGCCGCCGATCGCCAGCAGGCATCGATCGTATTCGAGGTCGCAAAGGATATGGTCACCATGTGCCCGGCGCTGGCTAAGCGCGTAAAGATTCTCGCGTCGCAAAAACGAATTGTGTACCTGCCGACAGGGAGCTACTATCAGGTGCTCAGCGCCGATGTCGCCAACAAGCACGGCTTCAATACACACGGCGTCATCTTCGATGAATTGCACACCCAGCCGAACCGCCGTCTTTTTGACGTTATGACCAAAGGCAGTGGCGATGCGCGCATGCAGCCGCTTTATTTCCTGATCACCACCGCAGGTGACAACACCAACTCCATCTGCTGGGAAGTTCATTCGAAGGCAAAGGATATTCTCGACGGCAGGAAGACCGACCCGACGTTTTACCCCGTGATCTACGGTACCGAAGAGAACGATTCCTGGACTGATCCCAAAGTTTGGAAAAAAGCGAATCCATCGCTCGGGATTACGGTGGGCGTCGATAAAGTGAAAGCCGCGTGCGAAAGCGCACAACAGAACCCCGCCGAGGAGAATGCGTTTCGTCAGCTTCGTTTGAACCAATGGGTCAAACAGGCGATCCGCTGGATGCCGATGGATGCGTGGGACAAATGCGCTTTTTCGGTCGATCCGAAATCGCTCAAAGGGCGCGTTTGCTATGGCGGCCTCGACCTTTCGTCCAGTACAGATATCACTGCATTCGTTCTGGTTTTCCCGCCGCTCGATGAAGATGACAAATACTTTATCCTCCCGTTCTTCTGGATTCCGGAGGAGAACGTCGACCTGCGTGTACGGCGCGATCATGTGAACTACGATCTCTGGCAGAAACAGGGTTCTTTACTGACCACGGAGGGGAACGTGGTTCATTACGGGTTCATCGAGGCGTTCATCGAGCAACTCGGTAAGAAGTACAACATCCGAGAGATTGCATTCGACCGATGGGGCGCGGTTCAAATGGTGCAGAACCTTGAGGGCATGGGCTTTACGGTCGTTCCGTTCGGTCAGGGCTTCAAAGACATGTCCCCGCCGACGAAGGAACTCATGAAGCTGACGCTGGAGCAAAAGATCGCGCATGGAGGTCAGCCGGTGCTGCGCTGGATGATGGATAACAT